TGGACAAGGGAAAGAAAAACGTATCGGGTATTTACGTTGATTTTTTTACGCAAATGACTAAGGCCATTGAAGATTGCAAGGCATTTCACCTAAATAACCTTCATATCTGCGCCAAAGGAGAGGAGTACACCGAGATCACCGAGAAGATCGACCCGAAGACCAACACGGTGATTGAGCGGACCACGGCCAAGAAGCGGACCAAGCGCGATTCGTCATGCAGCAAGTGGATTCTTGAGCGTCGGTTCCCGGAGGAGTTCGGTGCCCGGCTTGAACTGGCCGGAGAAATGGTGACCGAAGTCCACATCGTCCCTGCCGACGAGGAAGAGACGGCATTCATTGAAGCCATGAACAGCAACATCATGGACGCTCCGGAAGACAACTCGTAACCGTGAAGATCGGATTACACAGGAAGCAGCGGCATGCGATCAACTCCGTAGCCACTGAGATCCTATACGGGGGAGCGGCCGGGGGCGGGAAGAGCCACCTGATGCGGGCAGCGGCAATATCGTGGTGCCTGTCAATCCCTGGCCTGCAGGTATACCTGTTCCGCCGCTTGTCCGGCGACCTGGAAAAGAACCACATGGAAGGGGCCGGCTCATTCCCTGCTCTCCTTTCCGGAATGATGAAGTCGGGGCAGGTCAAGCCCAACGGCAGCAAGGGCACCCTGTCATTCAGTAACGGCTCAAAGATCCACCTGTGTCATTGTCAGTACGAGAAGGACAAGATCAAATACCAGGGCGCTGAGATCCACGTTCTCCTGGTGGATGAGCTGACCCACTTCACCGAGAGCATCTACACCTTCCTCCGCGGTCGGTGCCGGCTTGGCGACCTGAAGATCCCCGATAAATACAAGGGCATGTTCCCGCGTATCATCTGCGGGGCCAACCCTGGCGGCATAGGCCACACATGGGTCAAGCGGTCATTCGTCGACTATGCGCCTGAAATGCAGATCAGACGGTGCCACGCCATCGAAGGCGGCATGCTACGCCAGTACATCCCGGCCAGGCTGGAAGACAACCCCACGCTGACCCGTAATGACCCAGACTACGAAATGCGCCTCAACGGCCTTGGAAACGCCTCCCTGGTGCGGGCCATGCGCTATGGAGACTGGGACATCGTTGCCGGCGGTGCCTTTGATGATGTCTGGCGAAGGGACCGCCATATCATACGGCCCTTCGCCATCCCCAGCTCATGGAAGGTCGACCGATCTTTCGACTGGGGTTCAAGCCATCCGTTCTCGATAGGCTGGTGGGCAGAGAGCAACGGCGAAGAGGTGAGCCTGTTGGACGGCACCATCAAGAGCTACCCCGCCGGGACCCTGTTCAGGATTGCCGAGTGGTACGGCTGGAACGGCAAGCCAAATGAGGGGTGCAAGATGTTGGCCAAGGACATAGCCAAGGGCATCATCGAGAGAGAGAAGGCTGGCCTGCTCTCATTGTCGAAGGTTAAGCCAGGCCCGGCGGACGGGTCAATATACGACGATGAAAACGGTATGTGTATCGCCAGGGACATGAGCATGGTGCGTCACATGGGGGTCAAAGGTGTCAACTGGGTCCGTGCCGACAAGTCAGCCCACAGCCGGGTCAATGGGCTTGAGTTGTGCCGGGGCATGCTCAGTGCCGTGGTGACCGATCACATGGAGGAGCCGGGGATGTTGGTGTTCAGCAATTGCCAACACTTCATCCGCACCATCCCGGTCATGCCCAGAAGCGAAACGAACCCCGACGACATCGACACAAAGGCTGAAGACCACACTTGGGACGAAACCAGGTATCGGGTGCTGCAGGCGAAACGATCAACCAAAACACAGGAGATGTAAGTGAGAAAGATAACCAGTCAAGAATGGCCGAGGTACTGAGATGGCAGCGAATAATGTAATCGCCGCTTGCGATCTGATCAATGCCCCGCTGGCCAAGTTCACCCAGGCCCAAGGGCTCATGGAGTTGCCTAATGCCCTCATGGGGGGAACTGAGGCAATGAGGGAGGCCGGGACGGAGTACCTGCCCCAGGAGGAAGGCGAGTCGGCCATTAAGTACGATGCACGCCTGGCGCGTTCAACCCTGTTCGAGGGATACAGCAGAACCATCGAGAAGCTGGTGGGCGAAATGTTCTGTGAGCAGGTGGCAATAAGCGATGACGTGAGCGATGATATCAAGGAACTTTTGAAAAACATCGACATGAAAGGGAACGACATCACCATGTTCTCTTCCATAGTGGCCAAGAGCGGCATCCACCATGGCCTGGTGCACATCCTGGTCGAATACCCACCTTCCCCCGGCAAGACGGTCGAAGAGCACAAGAAGGCCGGAGCACGGCCCTACTGGGTGATGGTGAAGGCCGACCAGGTCATAGGTTGGAGATACGCAGACAGAGGAGGCGTCCAGAAGCTGGTCCAACTGCGCATAAGGGAATATGTCAAAAAGCCCGATGGCCTGTACGGCGAAAAGACGGTGGAGCGAGTGCGCTTGCTTGAGCCCGGGAAGTGGGCGGTGTATGAGGAGGTCAAGGGGAAGTGGGAAATCGCCAAGGACAGCGATGACAACGATATGGCCGGGGCGACCAACCTCGATTACATCCCCATTGTGTCAATCCCGTTCGGCGAGCCCACAAGCGAAATGACCGCTGTGCCCACGTTGCTCGCATTGGCCCACCTGAACCGGACGCATTGGCAGTCGTCCAGCGACCAGCGCAACATCCTGCACTTTGCCCGCCTGGTCACCTGGTTTGGCAAAATGCTGACCACTGACGACGACGACAAGGTCATGTTCGGTGCCAACCGCCTGGTCCAGTCGCAACACCCTGACGGCGACCTGAAGGCAGTTGAGCACAATGGGGCTGCAATAGCGGCCGGCCGCCAGGACCTGGAAGACCTGAAGACCGAGATGGCCATGTTCGGCCTGTCCTTGATGATCGGCAAGACCGGAACCGTGACGGCAACCGAGAAGGCCATTGACAAGGGTGAAAACTCAAGCGCCCTTTACACTTGGGTCAGGTCATTCAACTCAGCCATCGAAACGGCCCATAAGTACACTTGCAAATATCTTGCGACCGAGGCAAAGGGCAACATAAAGCTCAATGACGACTTCAGCACCGTACTCAGCAACCAGGATTACGAAATCATAATCAAGGCATTCGAGGCTGGCCTTATCCCGCGCAACCTGGCCATCGAGGAGCTGAAGCGCAGGGGGCTAATCAAGCAAGAAGTTGACCTGGTGGATCTGATTGCTCAATTGGAAGACGACCAGAAAAAGAATACCACCTTGAAAGCATTGGCCGGGGCATTCGGGGCTCCGCGGTCTGGGCAGCAGGCCCCGGCCACTCAGCCCGTTCAGTAGCCTGCAGCTCAGCCAACAGTTCGTCGATATACGCTGACATCCCGTTCCTCTTAGGCAGGGGGAACGGGATGATCACGGCCGGCCCGGCATTTGACGGGGAAGCCTTTCTCACGGCAATGGGCAACTGATATATTTTCTTTTTCATGCCAAAAACCTATCTCCGCTGACACAAGCTGTCAACGAAATTCAACTGCTCCCTGCCCGCCCTTCCCTTCCGTTCCAAAAAGTGCCCTATGCTCGCCCTCACAGCGTTCCCGAGGATAGGTGCGCCTACTTGTACCCGCGACTCAGAAACACGCTCAAAAGGGCCACACGCCATTTTCAGGAAAGCAAAATTCATTTAAAAATAGTTGTTGACACTGAGGGTCAGTTTGGTAAAGTCAAAACATAAGAAAGAGCTTACTTACTTACTTACCAACCACCACGGAGAACCACAATGAGCACGATACGCCTGCAATACTACGGAATGGCTAAAGCACAGAAGGCAGAGGATTTCGTGATTGGCGATATGATGATGTGGAACTTCGGGGCCAAGTCCATAGTGACCGGGGTTGAGTCGGAAACCCAACATTTCATAACCTTCATTCTTGATGAAGGTGGGAAGAAATACAGCCGGAAGATGAAGCGTGACCGCCTGGTTGCGATTGGCTGAACCATACACCACAAGGAGAGCGCCATGAGTAGAACTGAAAGAATCCGCGACCTGTTGAGCAAAACGAGCGATGAAGTGTTGGCCGATGTGCTTGAGGCCAATGGCCACGACATAGCCAGTCTGTACGGCAGTGACCTGGCCGCCTACGCTGAGTTGGTGCTGACCGGTGGCACCGGCGAGACCCCGGGTGACCGCATGATTATGATCCATGAAATTCAAAGCGCCAACACCGGCGTGGAGGCGTGACCATGGAAGCCAAGCGAATGACAGCCAGGGTCGATGAGGTTGAGTGCCCGCATTGCCAGGAGATGAACGGAGGGTGGATGATTGACCCAAGGGGTGTTGCTGATTCCTATGAATGCGATGGCTGTGGGAAAAAGTTCACTGTGTCATCCGACATTAAAATTGAGATAGGGGCGTGACCATGAGCGAACATACCCCGGGACCATGGAGCGACATTGAGCAGGGTGACAGCAATTTTTACGCCATCACCCACGGCAACGGGGACCGCTGGCTGATGGTGGTTCAGCATAACGGCGAACAGGTCGTCGCCAGACAGAAGGCCAACATGAGGGTCGCCACTGCAGGGCCTGATCTGCTTGAAGCTTGC